AAGCATTTATAGGATTAGTATGTTCTAATGCCTCCTGTCTAGTACAAGGAGCAGATTTAAATATAGCCTCAAAAGTTTCAAATCTTCTTTTAGCTAATAAACCTGCTTCTTTAATTTGATTAAAGCAGTCTATTGATGTTTGTCTTGTTATCATATTTTTATAATACTTTTAAATTAATTTTATATTCTTTTCCATAAGATATTTTTCTAACCATTCTTGTAGGTTGTGGAAATCCAAACATCATCTTAAAAGTTCCTTTTTTTTCTGGATCGTAAAGTTCTTCTTTTTTCATTTTAGTAATTTTGTAATAGGTTCTTGATAATAAGGAGTCTTTTCTTTTGGCTGTCCTAAAGTCCTTACTTGATAAGTAGCATCATCAATTTTTAATTTATGAGCATAAACCCACTTATAAAAGGTTCTGATGTTTAAGAATGGTTCGTCTTTACCAAACCTTACTCCTATATGAAAAGCATCTAGTATTTGATTCCAAGACATATTGCCAAATCTTTTCTCTTGTATTAAGTCAGCTGCAAATATATTACTTAAACTAGCCATAGTTTTCCCATCTGTTTTATGTCCGATTTCTATTGATGTCTTAGCAATTAATTCATAAACCTTTTCTTTAAGTTCATTTATATTTTCTTTTTTTAATTGTATCATAAGTATTCTTTTCCTTTTAAGTATTCATTTAATTGCATATCTATTTTAGACATAGTTTTAGGATTTTTCTTTTCTCTACTTTCCCAAGTTCTAACACAAGCCTTCCAACTTTTCATTTTTTCTTTACCAATTTGCCACCCTTTACTTTCATAAAAATCTATAAAGGCTTCTGCTTCTATATTATTTTTTCGTAAGATACAATAATTTTTAACTTCATCAAAAGTAGGTTTTTTAAAGAAAGCCTTTTTATTACTATCTGTAAGATTAGTATTAGTTATATTTATATTAGTATTATCTGTACATATTTTTAGACTAGGCTTGTCTACTAATTTAATATACCTAGACAATATTTCTTTACTACCTTGTCTATATATTAAGACCCTTGTTATATAACCATTATCATCTAACATTTTAAGCCAGTTTTGAACTGCACCCCTACTTACTTCATAAAGTCTGCAAAAGTATTCAGTAGAGGCGGTGCATTTACCATTCATATTACATAGAGCAGTTATCTCTGCATAAAGTAATTTAGCGTTAGGTGTCAAGGCTTTACTGTATCTTACTTCAGCTGGTATTATTGCATAGTAGTTTGGCTTTTCTTTCATAAGGTAATTATTTCAATATCATATTTAAAATTCTGAAGTGCAAGTTTAACATTTTCTAATTGATTATAGAAGTTCCTGTAAGAAACTTTAACGTCTGTTCCTACTTTTCCTGATTTAATTCTTATTATTACTTGTTCTTTTTCACTATTAAAAACATTATTTTTTCTTAAATAATCTTTAAGCTGCTGCAAGTCAAAGAAGGATTTTTTAGAATCTTCAATAGATTGAAAAGCATTAAAGACTTTGTTAAATATATCTCTATATTTTGGAAAGGTTGAATAGTTGTGCTTGTGGTTTTTTTCATAATGATATATTAAAGTTCTATCTCTATTAATTACCTTAGCAATAGTTGAATGTGGTATTTCGTATTCTATGCGAGCTATTACGCTTGCTATACTTCTTGCTACTTGAAGTTCCTGTTTTCTACTTTTGTAGCCTAAAGAACCCTTACGCAAGCCTAACAGTGATGTCGTTAGGTTGCATAAGTTTTTAAAGTTATCTTCTTGTGTCATCTTAGAATGGTAAATCGTCAGATTCAACTACTGAATTTTCTATATTACTTGTATTTGATGTAAAATGATATCCATCTATATTATGATAATACTTTCCTTTGTATTCTCTTGAATAAACATTGCAAAGAATAACTACATCCATACCTACTTCTAATTTATTTAAAGATTTTAATTTTTCATCACCAAAAGCACTTACTGCTACTTCATTATTAAAATCTCCACCTGTATCTATTACACAAGTTTGTTTTTGCCAAGCCTTTTCTGTCTTACTGATTCCTGACTCTAATGCTAATTTTTTTACTAATTTTCCTTTTACTTCCATTTTTATTATGCCTGATTTTGCAGGTCTTTATTAATTAATTATTTATTTGTTGTTTTAACATTTTCATCAATGTACTTTCTTGCTTTTCAGACATTGAGTAATTTCGCATCTTAGACATTACTGCTGAACCTTTCCCTGTATTGATAAATTCTAACATAATATTGTAAATGTCAGTAGTCATTTCAGGTTTTGAAATAGGTTCGTTTACCTTATTACTATCAACGTCTTTAGTGTCATCTAATAAGAATAGATTACCAAGTGCATACTTCTTAGCGTAAGAACTGCTAGAGCCAAATGACTGAGCAATATCCATTCCTTTTCTTTCAGGATTAATTCCTGCTTGTGCTTCAACATATATAGTCTTTTCACCATCTGAAATAGAAACTTTAGAGTTTAAAACTAAGTAGCCTGCTATCTCTTGAGTTGTTTCTGTAATAGTTAAATAACAACCATACTTCTTTAGAAGTGGTTTAACGGCTTCTAAGATGTCTTCTGCACTTCTATACTTATACTTACCAAAACTATTAAATTGGTTCTTAGGTGCTTTTAATTCGCTTTGTATGGCTATTAAATAATCCTGCTTCTTTTCTGTTTTCATATTTATTTATTTGTTTATAATTCTGTGTAAAGTTATTAAATTTATTTACTTTTTATATATTTAACTAATTGTGTTTTAATGTAATCAACTTGTTCTGAGTCTATCCACTCTAAAAAGTCATAAGAATCAAAACAGATTTGGAAGTCTTTTCCATTTTCATCTGTTCCTCTTAAATAAACTTCATTTTCGTGTGCTTGGAATGTATTAATATCATTCATTCTTTTGTGTATCAGTTCATCTTGTATTTCTATTGGCATTATCTTGTTCTTAAAATTAATGCTTTTCTACCCTTTTGGTTGTAAAGCTTGTTGTATATTTTTAACTTATCTATGACTGCTTGATTCTGTTCTTCTGTTATTTGTAAAATTTCATTCCAGTAAGAGCCTTTAGGTTCTACTTTGTAATTGTAAACCTCATCAAGCATTAGTCTGTTTTTCTTTCTATATTCAACACTTGCTAAGTCTAATTGCTCTTGTGTTCCATAAATCCTTATTGACCTTTCATCTCCAACTAAGTCATTATCCATTGTAAATAGCCTACTATTCCATTTTGAATCTGATGAATATCCATCTGACTTATAAAAAAAGTCTTGGCAAATTAAATCCAATGTATTGTATTCTAAATATTCTGCGTCTTGTATTGTCATCTTAAAATCTTTTTGAGTTATCAATTGAATTATAATAATTAGTCTTTACCTTAATAAATAAATCTCTTACTATCTCAAAAGATAATAAATTAAGACCATCTTCAGTTAATACTGTATTATCAGGTAAAAGTACAGGTTGATTATTTTGTACATCTAATAAACTTATAATAGCTTCCTGCTTGCTTGTTGCTTCTTTCATTGTAAAATTTTTCATCTTAATAATTTTGATTAATATTACTGCAAATGTACACCTTTAAAGTTACTCACAAAATTATAAACAAGTTTATTTACAAATTTATTAACAATTAAGGGGTTTAACTCTAGGACAAACTTTATAGCTTGTCTAGTATATTACCATTAAAAAGAAAAGAAAGTGCCTAAAAAGGCTAAGAGGGGGTGCTATAAACTAAAGAATAATACTATTATAATTAATAGAATATAAAATAAAGAAAGTTTAGTAGAATCCTTTAATTGCATTACAAAGGCATTAATAAATTAATTGGAAGAGTTCCATTATTCAATACTACACTACAACCTATTGACTGTTTTTTAAAGTTTTTAGCGTATGCAGCTGCGTAAGTTGTAGAGTCTACACCGCATCCTACTTGCATCCCAAATACTCTGTACTTCTTTCCACAGAACCACTGAGTATAAGCTAAAGTATGAGTATGTCCACAAACAGATGACATTAAGTTATTTTTAGCCTTAGCAGCTGCTTGACCTCCTTCTCCATGTTCGTAAAGTACATCATCATATACTACCGATTCAACCCAATTCCAATTAGGAGTACCTAGCACTTCATTGTAAGACCTTATCCACGCTTTAGGGATTCCACCTGAAAAGCTCTTTCTAGCAGCAAGTCGGTCATGGTTTCCGATGCAAACATCCGCATACTCAAAGGCTTTGTACCATTTAGCTACTTTTTCAATAGTTTTTTCAAGTTCTAATCCTGCTGACATTCCATCTGGGTCTGGCTCGTGATAGCTAAACGCATGATTATCCAGAATATCTCCTATGAAAATTACTTGATTACAGTTAAATGTTTCGTACTGTTCTAAACACCAGTCAAGATAGCCGTCTAAACAAAAAGGTTCGTGCAAATCTCCGATGACTAAAATATTTCTAGTTTCAGTTTCTCGCATTTTCTGTAAAGCTGCTACTTCGTGAGGTTTTAATCTAAAACGATTATTTTTTAGCAACGTCTGCAATTCCTTGACCTACAATAAGAACTAGGATAGCGTGGTATAATTCTGTTGCAGTTGCAGGGTCTACTCCTAAATACGTTACAATAGCAGGAACTACTACAGAACTAATTGCGTACCAAAATTTCTTAGACTTTAACATCTGTCCGATAAGGTACTTTTGAAAAAACTTTTTCATAATTATTTATTTTTGATTATTAAATTAATAT